ATCTTGCTATCACCCTTGTTGATGCGCATCTCAAGGCCACTAGCCACGACGTTAATCGCGATCTGCCGCCATTGGTACTCCGCCGACGTCAGGACATCCGACGCGCTAACGTTCAGCACGTCATAGCCCGAATACCTTTGATAGGTATTGTTTGTCGCGTAGTCCAGAGGCTCAACGATTGTCAGCCCGCCGTCGACGGTCCGCAGGGGACCCTTATCCAGAATATGCCGCAACAGGGCATTGTGCTTTGAAACATTGTCGGTAAACGACTTACCATGCTTACGGAAGGTGGTCGACACCAGTTCCGTGAAAGTTGCATTGGGCGAGGCCATTTCAGCTTCCTTTAGTGGGTTTCACGAGAGTGGATGTTTGCCAGCGCTTCCTTTAGCGTGTCGTCGAGTGTTCCGATAGCCGGGGCTGCCCGACCTCGTCCATTCGCCCTCACGGTTCCGGTTGCAGCCTTTTTGGCCTTAGCAACTTGCTCGCGGTTCTGGGCGGCGTTTGCCTCCAGACGCTTTTCGACTTCCCTATCCACCATCTTCTGGCGGGTAATCGGGTTAGCCATTATCGCAAGTTCATAGGCCTTGTCAAGCGTAGTCGCTGCCCGCGTTGCTATGAGGCTTTGGATGTCGTCCACCACTTCATAGAAAAACGGATGCGCTTCTTCGTCTTGGGCAAAGGCTAAAACACTCGCCTCGAGTTCGGCAGCTCGGGCGGCCTGTACTGAGGAAGTAACGCCAGTCACTCCCTGTTCCAATTGGTTAATGCGGGTTTGCAACGCTTGAATATGCTGCACCAGCGGATTATTCGCCGCCGTTGTTCCTTCTTGTGCCAGGCTCGCAACATCAATTCCAGCATCTACGGCCAGCTGGCGGAACGTCGCTACTTTCTGTTCCGGAGTACCCATGACCATCGTGGCGTGGGCTTTGAGCAAATTCGCCGTGTGGTCCCAGGGGTTAATATTATGCTGCGCGAGAACCGGGAGATAGGGAGCGATCACCTTTTCGAAGCTCTTTGCAACATTCACCGCTTCTTTTGTCTCCCCGACATGGCGGGCAATGTCTGCTTCACGCTTTCGGATTTCCGCCTTCAACTCAGGCGAGACCGTTGCCCACTTTTCCTTGGCCTCTTTCGTCCAAGTATCCGGTGCCTTGTCGGCGGGATCGTCAATAGGTGCAGTCGGCGGAGTTTCCGCAGCCTTGATCTCGGGAGGGGGAGAGGCTAGGGAAGACGCGGCCGACTGCGAGGATTCTTCGTTCGAGTTATCCTCGAGGTTTTCCGAATTTTCATCTTCCGCGGAGGCTACTTGCAGACTTTCTGCAATATCTGCCACCGCAGCGTCGATGTCCATCCCCGGTTCTGCCGGGGTGTTGTTCACGCTTTGTTCAGGGTCCATTTTATACCTTTTTTATGCTGTCAATTCAGCGAGAGTTCTGTCCACCGCTTCATCGACTTGTCTATCTAGTGCTTTTTCTGCTTCCGCAATTCGCCGAGGGAGTTCTTCTTTTTCACCTGGGTCATACGGACGGGTTCCGGTTCGTTTAAAATCCTCCTCGCGGGCCCGCTTGCCTTCAATCCACCGTCCCGAAGCCGGCGACTCATACCCCTCATAATCCCCAAACACCCTCGGCGGGGTAAGGATCACCAACTCCGCATCCCGACCACAATAACAAGTCACGGGATCTTTGTACTCATTAAACGGCCTCCGAAGCGTTGAAATGTGCCCTTTTTCGCATTCGTAATCATACATTGGCATTATACGAGCCCCCCAAAAAACCACAACACCTCAGATTACTTTCTCCGCCATCGCCCGCCAGAGGTAATACTCTTCCTCATTTCGCTTCATTTGCTTGAGGACTTTTGTTTCCATCTGATCAATTCTCATAACAACATCGACTTTTTTCTCCAATTCCTCTAGACATTTTTCCAGCAGCCTAAATTCCTCGCGGGTTATTGTTGACGTTGCTGCATCTGCAACTGTTTCAGCAACAACCTCGGCAACAACCTGCTCGACTTTTTTGGTAATTGTCTGCTTAACTTCTTTAAGCACAGGCGGCTGAACTTTTTTCTTTTTATCTAGTTTTAGTCCCAGCTTTTCCGCCATCTGGTCAATTTCATCATCTAGACCAGATTCCTTCATCCACTTTCGAACACTCGCACCTCCGCCGCCCCCGCTTGCAAAGCTGGGAATTGGGCCAGGTGCAATGCCACCTTCGACGGTTAGCGTGGGCTCGCCCAAGGTCGGCGAACCCAACAGCAACCCATCAGCCGCCAGCGCGTGACCGGCCTCGACCAACGTAGGCTCGCCAAGCGTTGGCGCGCCGCTGATGATGCCATCTGTGGTCAGCAAGTGCGTCTGACCGAATGCCGGCGAGGAAAGAATCGGCGATGCGCCAAGCAGTCCTGCGGCGGTGAAAGCGTGAAGCTGTGCCAGCGTCGGCGTGCCCAACGTCGGGGCGCCGCTTGCAAGTCCATCCGCGGCCAGGTTGTGATCGGCGGAGTTCTCAGAAAGCGTAGGCTCGCCAAGCGTTGGTGCGCCGGAGGTCAACGCCACTCCGGTCAGGACATGAGTGCCCGCTAGGGTCGGTTCGCTCAGCGTTGGAGCACTCGAGGTCAGACCAACGCCAGTGAGGACGTGCGTACCGGTTAGAGTGGGTGTTCCTTGCGTTGGTGCGCTACTGGTCAAGCCATCTGCCGTGAGTGCGTCGGTTCCTCCCCCCGTCGCTCCCGCTCCGAAGTAAAGGCGGCGAGGGTCGGGGGCGAAGAGTTGCCACGGGTTCGCGGAGAGCGACGGCAGGTCCGAATCGGCGACGGCGTAAGGAAGGATGCCCCCCATCGTCTGGAACCCGTAGAAGATGTTGAAACCTTCCTGCCCGGTATTGCCGAGGCGCATAGCATCGCCAGCGTTCCACGGAGTGTAGCCGCCCGTGGTTATGGTCTGGACCGGCGATCCGTTCATGCTCAAGCACGCGCGCTGCGCGTTGTGCGTGACTACAATGGTGACGGGCCGTTCTATCGGCTTCGGTCCCGAGGTTGTGAACGAATAATCTGCAATCCCTATTGAGGTTACGCCGACGTACTCGATGGGCCTTTCCCCGAAACCATTGTACGAGTCGCCAAAAGTAAGGCTGAACCCGCGCACCCCCGGGACGCCCGCATACGCCAACCCACTATTTCCGTACAGAAGGCCGCTCACTTGCGCGACTATGGTGACTCCAGACCCGCCTGCGGCAGACGCCGCTGTTTCCGCATACGCTTGCACGCCACCGCTTGCCGTAAATTGCCAACCACGACCTATCGGACTAACAACTGACGGGCTGGACGAATTGGACGTGATCGTTACTGGAACGCCGTTCGCACAATTCATTCGTGGGTGAGCGGCGTTCCACAAGAACGTGCTACCGCTCGACTCAAAGCGCGACGCAAGGCGGGTCGCCCCCTGCGGCTGGCGCGTCCTGCGGCTTGGAAGGATGATGTACGACACGGCGCGTTAGGTCAGGCGATGTCGAACTTGATGCCCATGAACTGGCACTCGTTGTTGGTGCCAGTTGCGTGCAGCGAGGCGCCGGTGCTGTTCTTGACCACGATGCCCCACTTGGTCGGCAGGATGCCGCCGAACGCCTGCGCCACGCTGCATGGCCCCCAGCGCGCGTCGTCGTTGTCGTCGGTCGCATCGACCGAGATCACGCATAGCAGCGGCAGGTTGTTGGCGCCGTCAAGGCCGGTGTTGCCGGTCGTGCCCCATGTCACCGTGCCGTCGGTCCCAGTCAGCCCCGCCGTGTATTCGGTGCCGTCGTAGCTGCCATAGGCGTAGATGGCAATCGTGCCGTCGGCGCTCGGCGCGCCAATCTGGATCTTGCCGCCGACCAGCGCATCGACGTATTTGTTGCTGCTGTTGTCGACTGCGGTCGACTCGCGGAATCCGCCATCGGCCAGCGATGTCAATGTCAGGGTGAGGGATGCTGCCGCGGTATAGTTGATGGTCGTCGTTGCCATGATCAGCCCGCCATCGCCTCGAGCACCAACTCGCGCGTGATCACGCCTTCCCACCCCAGGCTACCGGGCGTCGCCGAGGTGCCGGTTCCGGTCGCGTAGAGCGCCTCGCCGCGATTGGCGTTGCGCTTCATCGCGTCGCGGATCATCACCCATCCGGCTGATTGACTCGCGCCGCCGGCGCCGCTTGGAACATTGGTCAGCGCGTCCTGCAACCCGGCGCGGATGTTGGCCTTGCCGCTGTTGATCTGCTCGCGCCCGACGATGAGGTTCTGCAGGTTGAACTGCTTGCCCTGACACGCGAGCGCGCGATTGGTCCATGCCGTCGTGCCGTCGGGCGCATCGACCGGCGTCATGTTGGCCCAGACCACCGCGTCCTGCACTTCGGCCACGCTCACCGACGAGCGCCAGACGACGAACGCGGAATCGGCTTTGAACCACGCCGCGATGTCGGTGTTGTTGCCGGCGTTGCGCGCGTCGATCAGCGCCTGGTCGGTCGCGCCGACGATGGCCGCCTTCAGCACTGCCAGTTGCTCGGGACTCATATCACAATCTCCTGATGTGCATCGAATACACGTCGCCGCTCTTCAGTCGCTCGGCGTCCTGCGGCGTCACCCGCAACCGCAGCTCGCCCTCGTAACCGTGCGCGGCATCGACCTGAAACTTTGCCTCGCAGCGGGTGCCGGCGTCGAACTCGCACGAAACATAGGTGAGCGTCATCAACGTCACCAGATCGTCGAGCCAGTGCTGCGGTTCATGCCCCACGTCACGCCGGATCTGGCATGGTGATGTCAAATGCAGTCAGGCTGAACGTATTTCCGTTCGTCACCGCCTGCGTCGGCGTCAGTGTCCCTGCCGCGTACAACACACTGCCACTGGTCAGCGCCCAGTGCGTTGCCGTACCGCCCCCTGGATTAACCGCCCCGTCCGTAATAGCAGCAATCGTCGTCTTGCGCCCGCTAGGGGTGCCGTTGCCAACTGACCCCAACGACGGCGACGTTTTCGTCCCCAGCTTATATGTCGAACTCGCCTCTGCATACGTCGCCGGCAATTGGCTACAGATATAAAGCGTGGTGACGTTGGTCGTCAAAACTGCAATGGCCCCATCCAATACTGCGTCGTTCAAGAACACTGCCATTTATTTCTCCTAATGAGCCGTTAGGCCAGTCATATTACCCTCAGCATCCCGCCCAACGGTAATCTTCCGGGGCTTGTTCATCTGGGCAAGTTGCTCCATCATACTCGCGATTGTTTGATGCGTCAATCGCGTACCTTCGGTAATGGCCTGTACTGCCTGCGTCAATCGCGCATCGCCTTGAGCTTTTTGCTGCTGTTGAATCCGGGCTTCGTTTTTCTGCTTTTCCCCCGCGACCCTTTGTTCAACCTTCGAGTCTGCTTCTCTCTGCATCGCCACATTCTGCAGCTTCGAATCCACTTCAAGGGCGTTTTTTTCGAGCAGCTGCTCAATCTTCATCAGCGTCTTCTCGAGCATCATTTCAAGCTCTGTCTTTTGCTTATCCCCTTCCAGCGCCATCCGCTCTTTCGCCGCTTCAACTGTCATGCGGATCTTTTCCTCTTGCATCGCCAGATCCTGTTTCCCCTTATCCAGTTCCTGGCTCTGCTTCTGCAGCTCTTGCTCTTTCTGCTGCATCTCCTTCTGCTGCGCCTCCAACTGCTTCGGATCAGCGTTCTGTGGTACTTGATCCGGCATCGAGGCAACGGCGTCTTCTACCTCCTTGCCGAACTCAAACCGACGGATAACAGCTAGGGTCATCTGCTTCACCGCTCCCAGCGGCAATGCCCCTTGCTGCACTACCGGCCCGAAGCTCTGATACATCTGCCCGAGGGCCATCATCGCTTCGGTCATCAGCTGTTGTTGTTCCTTGTTCTTCGGATTGATCGTCGAGTTTGTCTCAATGTCAATCCGATAACACCGCAGTGTGTCATCCCGGAGAAGCTCCAATACCTCCGACCACTTCGGCTTCGCCATCGTCGCTTGCACTTGCATCATCGCCTGCTGCATCTGCGGCGGCATCGGCGGGGGACCACCAGGCAACGGCGGTTGCATAGCAGTTTGTTGCTGCATTTGCATCTGCATCTGCTGAATTTGCATCGCCATTTGCTGGGCCTGTTCGACCTCCTGCGGTGTTGCAAAGTCGAGGTTTGTCATCCCCTGAAACGTTTCGAGGGAAAAAAACTCTACCGCCAGATCTGCCATGATCTGCAGCGACTGGCGCACATACTCCTGCACCTGCGCCTGAATTCTTTGCAGCCGCAGCGTACCCCACTGGCTTTTCAAATTCTGCGCTCCGAAGGTTTCCGAAGCGTTCGTATCCCCCCGCATAATATCCGAGATTCCCGTAATCTCGTAGATCGTCGCTTTGCATGTTTCCCGCCCGATCATTAATTGCTGCAATACAACAATCAGTTCGTTTAACGGCATCAGCCAAATGCTGTTTGCAAGGTTCTTCCCGTCTTGCAACGCCGCTACGTTTTTGGCCGCAATAAGCGTATTATCGTCGGCCTGCAGGAGTTCCTTAAGCCCTTGAATTGACCCGTCGTAAAAGCCCCGGACCTTCATCGCGTTCAGCACGCGGTTGATCCGCAGGGTGATGCGGTTGAGTTCCTTTGCCTGCTGCTCGTATAGTTTGTAAAGCGGAGTCGGGGTTAGCCCGCTCTTTTTCATCAAAAACTGCAACGGTGGGGGACAATTGAAGAACCCTTTAAGATTATACGGATCTTCCCGCTCTTCGACAATCGGTTCTGGCGCCTTTCCGCAAATAAAAATCACCTTCCGCGTGGCCTTGTGCCAGATTTCCCAAACCTCTACCGTCGCATCCGAGCCCTCGTTTGCCGATTCATCTTCCGAGGTTTCGTTATCCGCATCTTTTTTCCGGTTTTCAAACTCCACCCCGTCCGCAGATCCTTCGCCAAAATTCGCCTCGAAGTCCTCCTTCGTCATCGCATGTTCATACGCAATCCAAGGCACCCGCGACCAACTCGTGGCATACCCCATCCGAAACTTCGAGTAATCCCAGTCCTCTCCGTAAATCGTCTCCGCTACGAGCTTTTCTTTTTTATCGGCATCGGCGGGAAAGAGGGCATCTCCTTCAACTTCCGGAGCTCCCGAATCTTCATCATCCTTTTCCTCGTCGCCCACGGGCTCCGGCACAGTTTCGAATTTTGGTTCATAATGAAATCTTGTCACCCCACGTCCAGGTACTAGGGCTCCCAATACCGCCTGCTGGATGACAGTGTGAAACGAACACTGCTCTGTCGAATTCGTGTCCATCAGATACTGCAATGTCCGCTGCAGCGTTTCCGCTGAGGCCCGGGCGAGTGGGTCTTTGTCCCGATACCGCCGTTCGACAACTGCCCGTGGGAGCTGATTATAGCACGACGGCAGCAGGGTATCCGTGTTCGCATAAAGGATGTTAAAGGAATTCTCCGATTCCTTTTCCCCTTCATACAGCTTCACACAAGCGTCTGCTTGGTTCAACCACCTCTCATCCCGCTTTTTCGCAAGCCGCAGCTCCTCCTGCCAATACTTATACCGCGGGTCGTTCAGGTTCGTTTCAAGCATCATTTCCTCACGCAGCGTCTTGTACGGCAATCAGGCGGCGTTGCCTGGACATTTCCACTAGTTCGTTTATTGTAAGCTCATTTGGTAGCGGGGGGAAGGTTTCAGCTTCCTCTTCGGGGGCATACTCGGTCCAGGGACGGCCCATGCATGCATATCGCAACTCGTCGGCAGCATGATCTTCGCCTTCGGTATCCAGATCCTCGGGATCATTTGCGTCGATTTGCAGCGTGGGAATAGTCCGCACGCTATCGTCGCAAGTGTCCAAGAAATACAGCATGGGTATCCCATTGTCCCCCGCGAGCCTCCGGCGAACCTCTGCCCAGCCGGGCACCCGTTTGTTATCTGCCCTTCTCCAACTCACCCCCGCCGCATACATTGTCTCTGCAATCGAGGGCCCGCCATTCCTAATAAAGATCGACGGGTCCGCCACCCCAAAGCTCACTGCATCATCCAACCTCACATCATGCGGATGCCGCTCGCGGGCCACTATTCCTTTCGCCACCACATCTGCCGTCAACTTCGCCCCTTCGTTCGGCTTTCCCGTCGTTCCGTACCATTCTCTGTATTTAAGCAAAGCCCCGTCGGGCAAGCCCCAGGTCCCGTCACTAACCGCATACCACCCGCAGCTAAACGGCCGGGCGTATCCCCAGTCGAAGGCCCGAAACTTGAGAGAATAGTCTGGAATTTTGTGCAGCCAGTCTTTCGTCCGCAGCACATGCTTTTCTTCGTCCCAGACATCGAAAAACGCCCCGTCGATGAGATCCCAATTACCTTCCAGCCACGCTCGCACGAGGCTCTCACTGCCGGCCTGCCGCAGGCGGGCAACATAAAATGGATCGTTTTTATACAAAAGGGCGTTGTCGGAAATTTTACTCGGAATAAACACCCGCTCGAGAACTAGTTCCTCCCCTTGAATCCCCTTAAACGTATCCGTCAAAACTCGGAATCCCCTCGGGTCTGGCGTGATGTAGCGGGCTTTGACCCAGTGGTGTCCCGGGCCGCCGGGGTTCCCTGTAAGACGCATCCCGACTGGCACTCCGACGGCCGAACGCAGAGTGCCTCGAAGCAGGTCAATCGGTGCGGATGTTGGAAAGTTTGTAGCTTCTTCGACATACACCCTGGTGTAACTGTGTCCTTGGTATTCCTGTGCATCCTGATCCCGCTCGAGATAACGAAACTTTAATCGTCCCCCACCAGGCATCGTCCACTCGGCTTTTTGCTGGTTAAAGCGGGCTCCGATCTGTGGAAAAAGCATCTGCGTGCGGGCCATGACTTCTTCCAGCTGCTTAAATTTCCGCCGAAAGAACACTCCAATCGCATGCTGACCATATCGTCCGCTGTGATCAAGCCAGTCTCCAATAGACCCCTCAGTCTTTCCTCCTCCTCTGGCTCCGCCATAGAATACCTCGAATATCGGGCACGCGATGAGGGCCGTTTGCGGACCCTCCTGGGGAGACCAGATTACTGTCTGTTCACCGGCCACGGATCTTCCTCTCGTGCTCGCGGGCAGCCTCACCTGCGGGTCCCGCAAGATCCTCCGTCCTCTTTCCGCCCGCTATCGCCATCGCCTCTTCCTCCCCCACCACCCGCCCGTCACTCAGCTTCCACAGCTTCGTATCGGCATACGCGGGCTTCTCTTTGGCCAAGTCCAATATTCCGTCCTGTCGCATCTTATTCATAATGGCGCCGTGCGTGGGGCCACCTTCGAACACCTGTCCCTTAAACCGAATCACGGGGGCGACCACCTCGAGGGCCTTCGGCGCGACCATCCCCGCGACGGCGGGCAACATCTTCAGTCCCGCCAGCGCACTCGATACCCCTTTAATCGGGCCCACCAACCCAGCCACATCCAGCAACCCCGGATCCGGCCTCAATGTTTCTCCCTGCCCTGTCGTTACCCTCTCCCCATATGACAGTTTATCCAGCACTTCCGGCGACTGCCCCACTAACACTTCCGTCAGTGCTCCCGCCGGCCCGACGAAAGGCGAAGAAAACTGGGCCATAACTGCACCCAGCTTCTTCACTTTCTCAAGGGCGTCCGCGGGCAACGCCCATAGCGAATTACGCGATGGAACGCGAAGCTCAGCCACGCTTGCCTCCGCCTCCCTTACCCTTGCCCTTCTTCTTGCAGCCCATCAGATCACCCCCTTTCCCGTTCGGGTTATCCCTGCATTACCCGCCCGAATTAATCATACAGTTCCGGCCTGTACTCCCAATACGGCGGACGCCACTCAGGTCCATAGTCCGCAGGTTTGATCTTCGCCCACTGGAATCCGCGGCTGTCCGGCCAGAGTGACCGGAAGGCACCGGCGGGCAGCGGCCGCCCGACATATTGCGGAGGAATATACGCCTGTTCCCATTCCGCCGGAATCGGCTTGACCGAGTGCTTAAAGCCTGTATAATCGTGAATCCCGGTCGCCTGGAAAGCAAGAGTCATACGCGGATCGTCAGCCATTGAAATCTCCTAAGGAATGATCTGCTCGAAGTACGCCCAATCGGCGTACCAGCCATAGCTCGACGGCAGGTTGTCGATGAGCCATCGCGCCCAGTTGCCGCGGTAGATCGCGCCGTCGCCCGTCGGCCCGGCCACCAGCGTGCCGGGGATCGCCGCCTGCACCGGGAAGTCCCTGAAGCCCAGCGCACCCGCCGCCATGTCGCGGTAGATCTGCGCGTTGACCATGCACACCACTTCCTCGGCGTTGCCGAACGTCGCCATGTTCGCCGGCCGCGGCTGGGCGATCTGCCAGCCCAGTGTTTCGCCGTTGGAGTTCTTGCACCACAGACCGGCGTGCGCCGGGACCGCTACTGCCATTGCCAATGCCGCGATCACTGCTTTTTGCATAGCCACTCCTTCGCTAGTTGCTCGGTAAACATCTTCCGCTCGCGGTGCTCCGCTTGCTTGCCTACGTTCCAGTAGCTCACCGGCCGGTGGTAGCCCATACATCGGCTCCACACTTCGCACGGTTGCCGCTCGTCGTCGCTCAACGTAATCACGCTGCACTCTCTCTCGGGATGTTGGGATTGATCTTTGTGCACATCGCCACGCAGGCCCGGCGGCTGCGGTAGCCCTCACTGCTGTCTGCCACGATCCGCCCATTCCGCGCGCGCAGCGTCCATCGCCACTGGCCGTCTGCGTCTTTCCAGATGACAAACCTCATGCTTTCACCTCAAGATCCGTAGCACGCTTACCTGTAGACGTACTCGAATACATACTACCGAAGAAGTACCCAGTGAGTGCCCCCAGTAGGCCCGATAGGATCGCCGTCACCACCACTGTCCGCAGTTGTTCGGAATAGTCCTCCCCCCACAGTACCCTATAGACCGTCATATAAATCAGCGGCGTCAGAATTAGGGCAATGATGAACGCCCCTTGCCTCCAGAACGGAGGCGCCGTAGGATCAGCTGCAGCCTTGCGCGCCGCCTCAACTCCGCCTCCGATCTCGAGCAAGCCGGCGACCGTTTGATTGGTGAGAACAGCATCTGCAGCAACCTTTCGGACAGCTGGGTCCGCCTGCATCTTCTCAACTGCTTCTTGAACATTGACCGATCCCGTCGCCTTGGTAATAGTCTCGACGATCGCTGCTGCCGCTTGTGTGCGGGCGGGCGTCTCCGCCTTCCTATCAAACGCCTTAGCCACCTGCGGGATAAGCTCACTAATAATCGGCCCCAGCGCTGCAATCAGGGCAATTGGAAAGGGCATCGAAGTCTCCTTAGGCGGGACCGGCGGCAGGTCAATATACGTTTTATCCTCAATGGGCGCAGCGGACTGAGTATCCGTAAAGGCCCGGTTTCCCACTTCCAGCCCCTCGGTCAACATCCTTTCAACGAACGCAACACACTCTTTCTTTGTCACCGCCCCGTCGTGATCGATATCCAGCGCAGCATTGGCCTTATACGCTTCACTGGCATTTGCGAACACCTCAAAGTCATCGGGCTTCCCGACCGCGGGCGGCCAGAGGATCGCCATGTAGCAATCCCCCAGCGAATCAAGGCGGCCCGCGAACGGCTTAAAGTACTCGTAAACCTTATCCAGCTGCTCTTCCGCAGTCATCTGGGCGAGCGCTTCGGTCGTCGTTCCCAGACTCCGGGCCGTTGCCGCCATGAACTGGATCAGCCCCGTAGCCGACGACCCTGGATTTTTCACCGCCGGCGAAAACGTCCTCCCTGTCTCGAACGCCATGCAGGCCATCAGCCACGATGGGCTGGTGCTCAGGCGTACCGCAATCGCGCAGATCTTTTCGCGGAACTGCGGTGATACCTTCGCACCCCAGGCCAAAATCGCCATTACTTGCTATCCAAGATCGTCAGCGGAATCGGCGCGTATTCAATTGTTTCCGTGCGCAGAGGATTCAATTGCACCTCCATTCTCTGCACAAAGTCGAATCGCCTGGTCGGGCTACTCGTGGGTACTTCCACGGCCAGGTTCACATCAAAACACCCCGGCACCCGCGAGAGCATCGTCGGCAGGTCCGGAGCGTGCCATACCAGCGCTTTACCCACCCACGCCCTGTGTGTCGTTGCCTCAAACGGGCGGGAAACACAGTATGTCACATACCGCCAAACGATCGATCCCCCTTTAACCTCATAAACATACGCCGCCAGGGCATCCTCGCGATTGACCGCGGGCCTCGAGAGAAACGCGGGGGCCACATACTCCACCCTCACGGGCATCGGCTCAAACAGCCACCACACCAACGTCGGCAGCCCGCACGCAAGAATAATCCACGGCAATGCAAGCCAGAATCGGCCGGAGGGATGTTCTGCCATTAGTGAGTCCCTAGCAGGCGGGTCATAGCATAACCCACCAGCGCTGTTGCAATCAAGGCAATAATCCCCAGCACCGCCCGTTCGATGTGAATGTACCTCTGAATCTGCACATACTTCGACTCCAGCCTCCCAACCTCCCCTTCAAGGTAGGCAATTTTGACGGCTAGTGTAGCCAACAGGGCATGATCGTCGTTATCATCCTCGCGCATAGCTGCCCGAACTACAGAATTTCATACATAAACACAAATGTAATACTACACGCTCCCGCGATCGTAGGACTTCTAAACGAAACAGTTGCCGTATCAGTCGCGGCATCCCCTTGGATCACCATTCCCAGCGCATTCGCCCCCGCAATATACACCGACCCCGATCCGTTTAAGTCCTCAACCGCCGCAATATCTGACGCAATCGGCAAGGAAATCTTAAACGAAGTCTCCGTCGCGGTAGCCGTCGGCGTGAGGGCCAATCCCCCCGCCACTTGCACAACATTCCCCACCCTCGTCCACTGGGCCTTCGCGGGAAACGAAGTCGTCGTATTCACCGCGGCCGAAACTGTCGGCGTATACGTCCCGCTCGCCAGATACTGCTTCGTCGTCCCCGTTACCGTGCCGACATTGTGCAGATTACTCCCATAAACCCGTCCGTCAGTCTCAATTCCCCACTGCGCAG